TTATCATTTAGTTGCTGATGATTAGCCGGGGGCGGAATGTTATAACGCCGCTGTCGATCGCAGTAATGCAATGAACGTGTTCGGCGAAGCCATGAATATGGTCAAGACTTCGCCGTCCCTGACCAAGCGATTAGAGCTTGTGCCCAGCATCAAGCGCATCAATTGTCCTAAGACAAATTCCTGGTATCAGACCTTATCAGCCGACGCTGCAACCGCCGAAGGAAAGAATATAAGCTTCTTGATTTATGACGAATTGCATGCGGCTTTTGGTCGTGATTTATACAGGGCTTTGATGGGTGGTGGTATCAGTCGTCGCCAGCCCCTCATGTTGGCTATTACTACTGCTGGCCAAAACGCCGAAGGCTCTCTCTGTTTTGACGAATATACCCACGCCAAGGCCGTACTCGAGGGAGATATTACCGACGAGAGTTATTTCGCTTTTGTCGCCGAGGGCAACCCCGCGCTTGATCCTGGCGATCCGGAGAATTGGAAGCTCGCTAATCCCGGCCTTGGTGTCTCTCCGAGGTTGGAGGCTCTCGAAGACCGATGGACCAATGCCCAGGGCAGTCCGGAGAAGATTAATGATTTCAAGCAGTATCATCTGAATTATTTCGTCCAGCGCGCGGATAACGCCATCCCCTTTGAAGTCTGGGATAAGGGCGGGGTTCCCTTCGATTCTGATGAGCTGCTCGGCCAGAGCTGTTACGGGGGTCTTGACCTGGGTTCCATCTCGGACCTTACGGCCCTCTCCCTGGTTTTTCCCCAGGATGATGGTTCCTACCGGGTCTAGCTCTACGTCTGGTGCCCGGAAGATCGCAGCCGGGACCGGGGACAAAAGAGGGTTTCTTATCTCAAGTGGATGGAGGAGGGGTGGATGACGGCGACGAGCGGAAACGTCACTGATTATGCCGTAGTAAGGGCGGACATTAATAGCATCGCTGAGAGGTACAATATCTTATCATTGGCTTACGATCCTGGCTTCGCGAGGGGTGATACCCGCTTTGGGACTGAGTTGCTGGAAGATGGGTTGCCGGTGGTGGAGTTCGCCAATACTCCGGCCAATGTCGGGGGGCCGGCCCGTACCTTCCTGGAATTGGTCGCCAGTGGGAAGCTGCACCATGGAGGGAATCCGATTTTCCGTTGGATGGCCGGGAATCTGGTGATGAAGAAGGTGGGCGAGGCTCTGTTGCCTGATAAGGCTAAGAGCCATGAGAAGATTGATGCGATCTCGGCGACGGTTATGGCTCTTGGGTCTTCGATTGTTCCTTCGGCTGATGAGGTTTATTCGGAGCGGGGGATTCTGGTTATCTGATGGTTTCTATTTGGGGGATTGATTCAAACTTACCCCAGGAGTCTGTTTCCCGAAATGTATATTGGGCAAGGTCTATGCAAGAATATCAAAGCGAGATGTACCTTTCCAACCTTCCTCAGTCATCTAGCTTGATAACTATCCCGCCCTCTATCACGAGCTACACCGGCGGCGAGTCAATCTATCAGGTTAAGGAAACTGCTGCTGCCGAGACGGACGACCAGCGTTCTCTCGGGGCGACTTCATCCCTCGCTAACCCCTCCCTGGAATTGGTCCGTCTCTTCGGTGGTTCCCCCAGCGTGGCCGGGGTTGACCTGAACGAAAACACGGCAATGTCCATCAGCACTGTATGGGCTTGCATTCGAAATCTGGCTGAAGATGTGGCCGGTAGTCCTTGGGATGTTTTCGAGCGTTCTGGGAGCAGGACCCGCAAACGAGTAATTAACCATCCGCTCTACAGGCTCATGGCCGTTGAGCCAAACCCGGAATTGTCCCCATTCGAGTTTCGGCAGGCCATGACGGCCAATGCGGTCCTGTGGGGACAGGGTTATGCGGAAATCGAGCGCCTCGGGGATGGGACGCCGATTGCCCTTTGGCCGATTCAGCCCTGGCGTATTGTCCCGATGCGGGATCGCAATAATCTCCTTTATTATCAGGTTGATACGATCCAGAAGGACGGGACGTACAAAATCCAGCCTTATAACATGCTCCGGATCGGTGGCTTCTCTAATAACGGGTTGGTTGGTTTCTGGCTTGCCCGTGAGGCTAAGGATTCTTGGGGTCTGGCGATGGCCGCCGAGCGGTTTGCCTGCACCTTCTACGGGAATGGCACTCAGTCCGGCGGGTGGATTGAGACGCCGGGGAAATTATCTGAGCAGGCTAAGAAAAATCTGCGGGAGAGTATCGAGCGGCAGCACCGGGGCGCTGACCGGGCTTTCCGTCTGATGATTTATGAGGCCGGGCTGAAATATCATGAGGCCAAGGTTAATGCCCAGGAGTCCCAGGCTTTGGAGTCCCGGCAGTTTCAGGTTGAGGAAATTGCCCGTTGGTTCCGCATGCCTCCACACATGATCCAGTCGATGGCTCGTGCGACCTTCAATAATATCGAGCACCAAGCAATTGAGTATGTGAATTTCACCCTCCATGCCTGGTATATGAAGTGGGAGCAGGAGGCCAAGAAGAAACTCTGCCGAATGCAGGAGGTTTCCGATGGGAACCTATATGGCATTCATGATTTTACCCACTTGCTGAGGGGCGATCAGGTCGCCCAGGCGACCGCCGATAGTAAGCTTGTTTTAGGCTGCATTTCTACTCCGAATGAGCGGCGTTCTCTCCGGAATATGGACCCTGTTGAGGGTGGTGATATTCTCCTGGCCCCGGCCAATTATACTTCGCTTGATGGTCTTCGTCATGCTGCGAATGTCGCTAAGGCGGAGGCTGCCACGGCTTTGGATGATGCTGGGTTGGACCCGACCGAGGCGACAGATCCGGATGATATTCCTGGTGGGATTGTGGACCAAGCCGAGGGAGAGCCGGTTCTGCAAAGTCCTCTGCGTCCTCCTCCTCTTGGGGTGGTGCCTCCGGGCCAACAGCCGGGCCTCGATAGCTCTTTTACCGGCTTCCGTTCTTTAATTAAGGTTCAGTCGCCCTTGCTGGTGGAGGCGGTCAAGAGATTGCTTCACACCGAGAAGGATAAATGCATTCGTGCGGCCAAGAAGGATGGATTCCCCTCCTGGTCGGAGGCCTTTTACAAGGACCATTCGACCCATGTTCGGGCTGCTATTTCTCCTGTGATTCAGATGATGGTTGATTCGACTTTGGCTGTGGGGGGTAAGACTTCGACCCCTGAATTAAGGGCAAAAGTCCAAGGGTCGATTGAGAAGTTTGTCGCCGGTCACGTGGAGTCTAGCCGAAGTGATTTGGTTGATTTGCAGGAACTTCCCCGGCGCCTTTCCTGTTGGGAGGAGGCGCGGGTTGCTCCTTTCGTCGAGTCGGTAGTCGAACAGCTTGAGGCGATCCTGAAATAATCTGCGAGGTAATTATGGAATATCGATACATCAAATGCGAAGAATTTCGTCTTGAAGGTGGGGATAACGGAACCCCCATCAAGGTTAGTGGCTACGGGGCTGTCTTCAACAGCCTTTCCGATCCCCTCCCCAAGAAGGATGGTACCGGGACTTTCCGGGAGGTCATTCGCCATGGGGCCTTTGATCGCTCCCTGGCTAACAATTCTGATATCCGCCTCCTGATTAATCATGATGGCTTGCCACTAGCCCGGCAGAAGTCCGGGACGCTTCGTTGCTCGGTGGACCAGAGGGGCTTGCGATTTGAAGCTACCCTCGATCCGACCGATCCGGACGTCCAACGGGTGATTCCGAAGATGAAGCGTGGCGATTTGAATAATTGCTCCTTCGCTTTTAGCACCCGCAAGGATGCCTGGCGCAAAGAGCCGGAGATTGGTGAAGTCCGGGAGTTGCAGGATGTGGATTGTTCGGACGTCTCACTCGTGACATATCCGGCTTATCCCGATGCCCAGGCTTCTTTGCGGTCATTGGGTGCTGCTTGGGAGTCGCGGAGTCTATGGGAGAAGTCTATTGTGGAAGAGGCTCCGAAGGTTGAGCCATGCACCCCGACCGAGGTTCTTCGCCTACGTCTGGATTTGGCGGTTGCTGATTAAAATTTTCAACACGGCGCTGTAGTGTTCTCCTAGTAAGGGTCGGACTGATTAAGAGTCCGGCCCTTATTTATTTCCCAATCCATTCATATCGAAAGCGTTCACCCGAGCAAATTTACCACTAACGACAACTCTTCGGCCTTTGGTCGGGAGTGGCATCCTTGGGATTGCTGGTTGTTGCAGTGAATTGCCCTGAGGTTTAACGTGACTCTCCAAGAACTTACCGAGAAACGAAATAAGGCTGTTGCCGACGCCCGCCAGATTATCGATAAGGCCGATGCTGAAAAGCGTGCCCTCTCCGCCCAGGAGAAGGAATCCTATGATAAGGCGTGGAAGGAAGCCGAGGAATCCAAGAAGTCCATTACCGAAATCACCGACACCGAGGCTCGCCGGAAGGCTATTGCCGATGCGGAAACTGAACTTCGGTCTTCCACTGGTCGCCGGGTCGATCCTGGTCAGCCGGGAACCGAGCAGCGGACCAACAAGAATATCGAGATTGAAATCCGCTCTGGGAAGAAAATGGTCTGCTTGCCCGGCACGAAGGAATATAACCGGGCCAGTGAGCAGCATAATGAAATCTTCAACAATTGGCTTCGCGATCCCTTCACCATGAGCCGTTCGGCTTATATGGGGATGGAAAAGCGGACTGCCGATTCGATCAGCAACGACGTGATTGCAGACGGTGGTGCCTTGCACGCTCCGCTGCAATTCAACGCGATGTTGATTAAGGTGCTGGATAACCTGGTCTTTGCCCGTAAACGTGCCCGGATTTTCCCGGTTACGACTTCGGATACCTTGGGTACCCCGACCATGCCGACCCTGTTCGGGGCCGCAAGTTGGACGACTGAGTTGCAGGCCCTTACTGCCGACCAGACCGCCCAATTCGGAACCCGTGACCTCAAGCCCAACCTCTTGACCAAGGCGATTCTGGTATCCCAGAAGTTGCTTAAGACTGCTGCGATTTCCCCCGAGGGTATCGTGGCTGACGAATTGGGTCGTGTGTTCAGTTATGCTGAGGAAAATGGCTTCTTGACCGGTTCAGGTTCCGGCCAGCCGCTGGGTGTCTTCACCGCCAGCAGCAATGGTATTGATACGAGCCGTGACATTCCTTGCGGTTCGGGCAATACCGGTACTGATCCGGAGTACCTGACCTTCGATGGTCTGCAAGCCATGAAGTTCGGCGTGAAGGCCCAATACCGTATGGGTGCCTCCTGGACTTTCAACCGTACGGTTGTCCAGGATATCGCGACCATCAAGGATAATTATGGTCGTTACATCTGGGAGCCTTCGGGCCAAGCTGGTAGCCCGGACGTTCTGCTCGGTTTCCCGGTGGATGAGAGCGAATTTGCTCCGAACACCATGACGAGCGGTTCTTATGTGGGGCTGTTCGGCAACTGGTATTACTACTGGATTGCGGACCTCGTGACTGGCTTCGAGATGCAGCGGCTTAACGAACTGTATGCCCTGACTAATCAGGTCGGGTTCGTCGGTCGCCGGTATGTCGATGGTGCCCCGGTCATCGCCGAGGCTTTCAGTCGCGGTAAGCTGGCCTAATTTTTGTCATCGACTCAGTGCAGAGTGGCGAGCGAGATTAATCTCGCTCGCCACTTCTGTATTCAAATTTATTCAGGAACAGTTTCACATAGGAGAATCATGAAAGTTTACCTTAATACGGTTATGGCAAATGCCAGCGGCGTCTATCGTCCCCACCCCAAGGGCCTCCCGGTGGAAGTCCCCGACCAGGATGCCCAAAACATCATCGCCGCAGGTTATGGCCGTCCCGTTGACGGCGAGTTGCCCAATCCGGCCTCACTCCGGGTTGCCAAGCCCAAGAAAGTGAAAGAGGACGAAGACGAGGAACCCGAGCAGGCCGAAGGGAATGATTCCCCGGAACTAGAAACTGCTGCCGCGGCCTCCGGGAACGAGACGGCAACCAAGCCCAAGCCCCCCAAGAAATAATGGGAGTTGTGAATGTGGTGGAATCGCGAGCATTCAGCCCTAACGATCGTACCCTCCGGCAGTGATTCTGTCGGGGAACCCGTCTCGTTGGATGATGCCAAAACCTACCTCCGGGTCGATTACACCGACCAGGATACCCTCATCCAGTCACTCATCACTTCTGCCCGCCAGACGTGTGAGAACGACCTGCACCGGGCGATCCCCCTCACCACCTTCCAATTGCAGTTAGACCGCTTCCCGTTGTTCCGGGAGGCCATCCGTTTGCCTGTCCCTCCACTGGCTGCTGTGGACTCCATCACCTATCTGGATATCACCGGGACTCAGCAGACCCTCGACCCCAGCCAGTACCTTGTGGATACCAGCTCAGAGCCGGGCAGAATTACCCCTGCTTTCGGGTGCCAATGGCCCGGCGTCCAAGACCAAATCAACACCGTTCAAATCCAGTTTATAGCCGGCTACGCAACCGTCCCCGAGGGAATTAAGACGGCGATTAAGCTTTGGGTTGACTGCTGGTATGAAAACAGGAATCCCCAGGATGTGGTTGAGAAGACCGTCTGCGCCTTGCTCGCCCCCTTCCAATGGGGGAGCTATTCCTAATGCTCAACACCGTGGCGATAACTCACCTTGCTTCCAATCGGGTGGTGGTTGGCGCTAACTTGCAGTTGCAGACCCTTCCCATCCGGTTGGATTGCGTCCGGGATTGCCGATTCCTGGTGGCGATTGGAAAGGCCGACCCTGGCTGCGAGATTATCATCTCCATTTATGGCGGAGAATCACCGGATGGGTCGGACTTCGAGCCGATCAAGGGGTTGGTAGTGACTCTCAATTCGGTGGACCAGGAGAATGGTGAACTCATTATCCTGGAGTCCTGCCGTCCTGGTTATTCCCTTCTGGCTTGTGTGGTCGGTAATAGTTCATCCGGGCAAGGGGAAGTCTGCGTGGATTCAATCATTGTCGAGTTGTCCGGGTCGAACATGACCCCCGTCCCGGCGGCGGTTTTCCAGGTGACGGCCACGGGGCATTAATCCATCAAATCTAATAAGTGACTCCCGGCGAACTCAGACACAGAATCGTTATCGAACAGCCCACCCTCTTGCAACCCAACGCAATTGGTGACGTGCTGAAACCCCTCTGGAAAGCTTACGCAACCATCTGGTCCTGCATCCAGCCCCTTAGTGGCCGGGAGCTGCAGGTCGCCAAATCCTTTGCGGATACTGTCAGCCACCGGATCGTGATCCGCTGGTACCCGGAAATCGAGACGACTTACAGGCTCGATTCCAAGGGCAAAATCTTCAACATCAACGCAATCATCCACGCCGACGAGAAAGGGAATTTCCCTTATCAGGAACGATGGCTCTCAATCTATTGCACCGAGCAGGCAGATTATGTCATCCCCGCTGCTCCCGTGTTAGAAAGCCTTGCTGGGGGTGCCGGCACCACTGACCTATCCTGGTCCTCCGGGAGCGGTATTACCAATTACCAAATCTTCCGCAGTGAAGTTTCGGGGGAGGAATATGGCGAGGTCGCTACTGTCGCCGGGACGGTCAATAGTTATCACGATACCGGTCTGGCGGCTAGCACCTATTACTATGTGGTAACGGCCAAAAACTCCTATGGTCAATCCGTTGCGAGCAATGAACTCTCAGTGGTAGTGACTTAATAATGGATTAATCATGCATATCGAGGGACTCCCGACCCTGGCTCTTTACCAGGGATGGTATGCCAACCAGGTGGGCGATCTGGACGGGACAACTGAATTGACGGTTGTCGCCGATTATCTGCGAGCGATTTAATGAGTCTCATCGGAGCGATAGTCACGACTCTGGATCAAGCAGCCTCGATGTCCCTAGATGTCGCGGCCTCAACCCCCTCGATAATTACTGGGTCTATGTTAATTCAAATCCTGTCACTACTGGCTTTCAGATTCAGGATTCCAACCTCTGGAACGCGATCATTTCCGGGATAATTGAGAAGGCCGAGCTTTGCGAATGGCCGGTACCCGATGGAGGCGACGCCTACAACTTCGGAACCGTCCATGTCGTCGGGGCTGCTGATATCGGGGGCGGGGTTGTCTCGTTTCCCGTTGGGGTTGTCTCGTTTCCCGTTGTTGCTGGGAACCACATCCAGCAGGCAGCTTGGTGGAATGGTCATCCAGCGCCGGGGGTGACCGATTCGGTGAATTATTGGGGGATACAGGTGACCCTCGATACGATCAAGGGCCAGTTCATCGATCACCGGGTCACCTACGAGGAAACGACCAATACACCGGTTCCTTGGACCGGGGCGAATCTCCGGGTTGCTGCCAGCCTCCCGACCCTCTATCAGGAAACCCCGATAGCGGACATCGACACCAACGGCACCGACCCCTCCACTACCCCGGCTAATTCGACCTGGAGGCGGAAACGTCCCAGGGAAATATTCTTCGTTCCACCCGCATACTCGGGGTTTCCCATCTACGCCTATTCCGAGAAGTACGACACCCAGAGCAATCCCTGTTCTGCGGGTGATATCGGCTGGCACATTGATGGCGCGGGGTGTGCCCTTTACGTCTGCATCGACCCGACTATCCCCTCCTGGCAGAAGGTCACCGATCCCACGGCCAAGCCGGACATGCTGGATAACTCGACGGATTCCCCGACGACCATTACTTCGGATGGGAGCGTCGTCAACGGGTCATTCCCACCGGCTGATAACTACCGGAATTGGGTCAACCAGGGCGACTATCTCGGCAGTTGGTTATTCGAGGAGGCCCGGCAGATTGCCAACCTCTTGCGGTATCAACAGACCCAACCCGTTCCGACGACAACTATCATGTCCGCCGATGTGTCGTCAACTATCTCGTACGCTGATGCCTGCTCCAAGATTGCGGCAGTTTGGACAGCCGGAGCCTCGGTTAGTGGGCCTAGTACAGGATATGGGTCGGGTGGTTCTGTGTGGGCTTCATTCGAGGCCGAGGGATCTGGTGGGACTTGGTTTGTCTCGGCCCAGAAGTGGTCGGTGACTTACGAACTTGGAGGAGCGTCTCCTTTACCTCCCTGGCCGAAGCAGATTGATATTTATGTGATGGCCGGTCCGGACACGGACACTTCTTATACCCAGTATTTCTCTACTCAGAGTGATGACGTTTTGAATGGCTTTTATCACAAGGTCTGGACTTCCACCACCTTCAATGACCAGTCGATTACGACGGTGAAGATTGGGGACGAGACGATTCCCCCGACGGATTATCCTCCGGACCCGGAGGGGGCTGGTCCTGGTCGCAAGGGGTACTTTATTGATACCAGCAGTGATGTCTTTGGGGTGGTGCGTTTTGATGTTCCGGGCGGGTTGGAATACTTGTTCTGAACGATTAAATGGAAAATAAGATATGCCAATTGGTCTTACATCCGCTGATACAAACGGAGTCTATGGAATTACGCCCGCTCCGGCTGCTTGGTCGTCGGTTACCCCCTACCTTCTAGGGAACAGCGTCACCTATGGGGGGTTAATGTGGGAGGCAGTTGCTCCTTCTACTGATGTGACGCCGGGGAGCGATGATACGAAGTGGTCCGTTTCTATCTTGGGGTTGGTTGTTTCCAATGATTTAGCTTTGTCTGCTGCTATTACCGCGGTCGGACCAGGCCCTCAGGGAGCGGCGGGAGGTCCAGGACGCCGGGGGCGTATCGGCTTCCAGGGTTTCCAGGGATATCAAGGCACGGAAGGTGCCCAGGGCTTACAGGGTCTACAGGGCTACCAAGGCACGGAGGGCCTACAGGGTTATCAAGGGGCGCAGGGCTATCAGGGTTCAATTGGATTTAGCGGTGCCCAGGGATATCAGGGAAATCAGGGCTACCAGGGTTCGGCTGGTGGCCCCGGTCGCCGTGGTAATATCGGATTCCAGGGTTTCCAGGGATATCAGGGAAATCAGGGAAATCAGGGCCTTGGTGGAGCACAAGGCTTACAAGGCTTACAAGGTCTCCAGGGTCCAATAGGCCACCAGGGATTCCAGGGTTACCAGGGTCCAATCGGCCACCAAGGATTCCAAGGCTACCAGGGTTACCAAGGGGGTACCGGCAACCAGGGCTATCAAGGTGCTACTCCTACTGGCCCGTATCTTCCGTTAGCCGGTGGAACCATGTCTGGCCCTATAAACATGGGCAGCGAGAGTATTACGGCCGTGGCTGAATTGGAGGCAGCAACACTCGCTGGGTCTGGTGGTGGTGATGCTACCTTTGCGGCGGGAGCACTTTTCCAGGGCGATGTAACAATTGGGACATCTGATCATATTAATTTTAAGGATTCCACTGGAACCATCCAACTGTTCGCCCAACTCTACGTCGATAACAACGTTTACCTTGATACACCAGGTGGTTTTAGACTCCGCACTGCCTCACAGGCAAATACTAATCTTACTTTGAACTCTGATGGTACTTCGCTATTCGGTGGGGCGGTGAAGTTGGCGGGCAACGCGCTAGATTTGGACGGAAGTTCTTCTATTAAGGCCGACGGAAGTGGCAACGTTACAATTCTTTCGCCCGCTATTACCGTTGGAACGAGTTACACTGATTCGATAACTTTTGAGTCTACGGTGATTTTCGCCAGCGGAACCTATAACGGCGTATTTTATTATTCCCAACTTTACCGACCCTATCTGTCAGCCGGCCTTGCTCCCGCTAGTTCTTCCGCCAGCGGCGAAATTGGAGAAATAGAATGGGATACCAACTATTTCTATGTTTGTGTTGCTGCAAACACTTGGAAGCGAATAGCACTTTCAACATTCTAAAGGAACAACAATGTCAATTATCAATCAGACCCAGGATCAGATTTATGCCGCAGCTTTCACCCAAAGGATGCAACACATTCAAATCCTTTGGAAACAAATCCAGTTTGCCTTGGGTGAGACAGCGGAATTCATCTATAACTGTCCCCTTAAAGATGCCAATGGCCTCCAATATACCGCACAAGCGGCCTTTAATCTTGCTGGCACTAATGGAGTGGACCTATGTAAGTTATCCGACGCGGCAACAGGGATGGTAGCAGCATATATAGGCTCAGCACCAACTATCCCACCAACGGGATACGTTCTGACGAAGAATAGCGATGGGACGGTGACGGTTACGCCGCCGACTGCTTAACAAATTCAAAACTATTAAAAGGACTAATTATGTCATCACCTGTCGTCGCCACCCAACCAAGCCTCGGTAATATTATCGC